TGCCGTTCTTGCAGCAAATCGAAATAGGGAAATCCACTCCCTAAATGGAAATATTGATAGAAGTAACGTCTATCATGCTTCTCAAAACTTCAGGTGTTTACTGAATGAGATATCTATGTTAAATTCTACTAATTTTGTTTTCTCCCGTCCTACTAGGGTTTCAGGAACTCCAGATCATGAACCAAAGTTTATGACAACTCTAGTCACTGAAAATTTTCCTATCGATCCTTTGATTGCCACAGCCCACAGCAAAGTTGCAGCCCAGGAAAAGGTTGCTAAACTATGGTTTGAATCCTATCTTAATGTTCCTGAGGTTTTGAATCTTCCTTCTTGGACTTCGATTTTGTTAACAGAAAATGGTTTTTCTCTTGCTCAGAAACGAAGCAGAAATGTTGAAATGCACTCTGGGAATGGTAATATCTTCACCCACAAAATTCCAAAAATTGATATCATTATTTTGAAATCAAATGACGTCGAATTTTTATTTGAATACAATCTCCAAAGATATCAATTTTGTAAAGAGGACATTGTCATAGCTTGTGACTTCGTTCAGATTTCGTTTTCCTCGCAAAGATCTTACGATGATTTTCTCGGGAAAATCACACGACAAACAATTTCCAATCTTTCAAGCACCAACTTGTTACCTATTAAGACTAAGTCATATGTTAATAATTCCAATAAAAAGTTCTCTTACAGCAATCATAAAAATTTTGATCCTCAACTACGTTTAATTGTTGAAATGAGATCTGATATTAGAGATAAATCTTCTGGTTCCACTGAAGGTAGATTAGGTTATTTCGATAATATTCTTTTTGCTCCAAAAAATGTCCTAAGAGTTAACTTTGAGAGAAAGTGGTATTCAGGAAGTTCAATCCCCCTATCTTTGTATCCTGAAGTTGTGGAATCTTTTAAGAAACAATCCATGACCAAGGAACAATTGTGTTTATCCGCTGCTCAATTAGCTATTCTCCGTATGTTCAACCTCGAATCTAAAGGTTTTAGTGAAATTATCTCCTTATTTTGGCGTTTATTCAATTTGCACGTTTCTGATTTGAATCAGAAAAGAAATATTCCCATCACTCTTGATGAAGCTTGGAAATTCATTCAAACTCAAAAGATCAAAATCCCCACTGAAATGTGGTATTATGGAAACGCTCTTGAAATTTTTTCATCCAAGTATGATTTTCCTGACACTTTACCATCTACAGATTTCTTGTATGATCATGTTCAAGTTGTTAAAATTAATATTGAAAATATGTCTCGTTCAGAGATTTTAGATTCTTTCTCAACTGGAATTCTCGAAATGCAAGCTGATGAAATCAAAATTCCCACTTTTGATTTCAATAGAGAGAAACAACATATTCCCCCCAACATCTGTACTCAAACTTATGATTTAACTCCATCCGAGCAATTTTTGCAGGATTTAATATATGAACATATATTTGAACCCTCTATAGTTAAAGTTTTAACGAAAGTTTTGCCCAAAATTAATAATGAATTATTTTCAGATATAATGTCACGCTTAATCAAGTTCTCAGTTGGAGGTTTTGTTGATGAACGTCTTTCAGATATGTTTTCAAAATTACCAGCTTTACATTTGGAAGGTTTAGATAAATCCCAAATCATTGAGTTAATAGTTACAAAACATCCCAACTATAAAAATTTTGGTAAGCGTTGTCAGTTAGAAGCTCAAATTTGGTCTAAGATCTTTGGTATTGACATTCCTCGTCAGATCTTCCACAATTTAGGTTTTATTATTTTTGTTTCTACCCACAAATTGTCCAAGGTTGAAGAAACCATGAAACCATCAACCTCTACAGATTCAGCTAGTTCGAAAGGTTTTCTATCCACTTTGAAGGATGCTGCGAAAACGTTTAAGGAAACTATTACTAATGCAAAAGAAGGTAATAAAGTTTGGGTAGAAAATAGAGATAAGTTGAAGGGTCTAGTTGAGAAATTGGATTCTCCATACCTTCCTAAATTAGTTGAATGTGATTTTTCAACCTTTTCTAGTTCGTTAGCATCTACCAAGAAAATAGTCAATGACTTATTCCATACGCTGTTAGCTACTGTGACTAAATGGGTTGGTATTGATTATGCAAAGTATAAACCCGATATAGATGTTACAACATTCTTCTTCTATTATTTGATTTGGAAAGATACCACAAATATTGGAATTAAAATTATGATTATGGTTGAAGTCTTCTCCTCCCTTAAGATAATTGATAAATTTACTTCTTACTTACATAAATTATGGTTATTAGTCAAGAAATTGGGTGAAAAAGCTTTTGAAGCTTGTGTTTGGTCTGAAGCTCAAGAAAAAGAGTTTGAAGAATACATCTCTTCAATTTCAGCTGATACTGAAAAATCCAATGTAATTGCTGGGGAACTCTTTAAAACAACTGAGGAGCAACAGGAACCAGAAACATCTAACAATATTTCCTTTATTGAGCGTATTTTAGGTTACCTTGAGAAGGGTTCACCCTATTTCTTGGGCGCTGCAGCCACATTGTTACTTATGTCTTTTGCTAGTTCCTCAATTTTGCCGGATCCCAAGAAATATAATTTCTTGAAATATGGTAACGAAATTATTAAATCTGCCCGAAATCTTTCATTTTTAGGCGCTGGAGTTGCTGCCGCACCAAAAATTTATACCCATTTTGTTGCTGCCTTTAAATGGGTTATAGATCAGGTTGAATCAATAATTAAAACTGATCATTGCACACAATATGAGATTTTGAAAAGAGCAGAAAAATGGATTAAGGATACATCATCGTATTCAGGTAATCTTGGATCTCGTTTAGTTAAAGCTCCTGAATTATGTATTAATTACTTAAATCTATATAATGAAATGAATTTTCTAAAACAACATGATCTTAAATTTACCCCTCCCGTGGCTATTTTGTTTAAAGAACGTAGACGTCAATTTGAACCTTTCTTTGAAATTGTTAAAACTGTTATGCACCAAAATTTTAATCTTGAAGAAATGTTTCATGTTCAGATATGTGGTACACCTGGCGTTGGCAAAACTGATTTTGCCGATGGTATTTTAAGAGTTCTAAAAGACGCCTATGCTACTTCAACTCTCGATTTTGGTAGAGCCGCCCAAGGGTCCGCGATTCATTTGATGGATCAATTTAACAAAGCCGGTGCCGGTTTTGGTGATATTTACAACATGAATGAAACTCTGAAACATATGGATGCATACGAAGGACAGAACTTTATCCGTGTTGATGATTGTAATCTATTCAATAACCCTGAACCAGACGCCGTTACTACTCAAATTCTTATGTTATCTGGAACAGCCACCATAGCTAATAAAGCCAATCTTAATGACAAAGGCATGACTATAACAGCAAAAGCTCAAGTTTCAGCTACAAATAATCCATTTTTACGTCCACAAAACATGCCAACTTATAAAGCTCTCTGGAGACGCAGAATTCTTTTAAAAGTTGACGCCGATCCAAGATTTAAGGTAGGAGGTTTAGAAACAGGAGAAATGTTGTCTGGCGATGAATTAAATGCCAAATTTGATTCTTTAAATCTTTCGAGAACCAAAGGTGACCATCTACTTATAACTGCAATTGATCCTTGCAATGAAAATTATGTTCCTCTTAATAAAGCTGTAACAAATATGAATGTAGAAAAAGCCTTAATTTATTTAAACGCTCGAGCGAAAAACCATTATGCTACCGAGTGGAAGAGAGGTTTTGAGAAAGATCCCTATGCTTCGGCCATTAAAGTCAAATTTACAACATTGTTATCTTTATTAGAAAATGAAACCGACAAACAGCCTCCACAAACAAGAGAGGAATTTAATAGACAGATTCAGAAGATAGTTGATAAGATTTGCCTGAAACGAACTCAGTTAGTATCTAAGATGAAGACCACTTTTCCAGATGCAGTTCCTTCTGAAGTTAATTCGACAAAAGTTAAAGACGATTTAGCTGCTCACGTCAGATCGTTAGCTAACAATGTCTATAATGCTGATATTAATTCTTATTTATCTGAAATTGATGATTTCACTCTTAACGGCACAATAATTGAAGATACAATGTTGCACAATCTCACTAAGAACTCTTCAGGACAATATGAAGTTATAGAAAATATACAAGATTTTGATTTTGATCCATCTGAAGAAGCTTTAGATTTTATTGATTTTAATGCAGGAAGAAGGAGATATGTTTGCACAGCTACAGAAGAAGAACTTAAAGCAAAGGGTGCTAATTATGTCAATAAGGTTGTAGTCAATCTTAGATTCCTCAATTCGCTATCTAAATCTAGTGCTGCTCGTTACATTGCTAAAGCTGTTTTAATTAGGAAAAATGAAAAGAGTCCAATTCTTGAAAAGTTGAAGGTTGAAGCGAAGTATCGATGGGAAATCACGAAAAGAATCTCTGGTACTGCAACACAATTTTTGATGGAAAAAGTTTGTGATTATATTGGAAAGCCTCTAATAACTGGTTTGTGTGTTACTATAGCTTTGTTGGGTTTGTTCTTCTCATGTTCTCTAATTGGTCAAGCTTTAGCCCCTTCTCCCACCATGTACGCTCCTGGACAGAAACCTCTCAAGATATTTGGAACTGGAATTGAAAATACTTACTTGGAAAAAGATGAAGTCGATCAACATTATAAAACTCAAGCTGATTCTTTAGAAAAACAAACACTTATTGTTAGAATTGGTAGAGCCCGTTTTGTCGCAACGGGAATTCAAGGGAATATCTTTATGATTAATCAGCACTGTGCGGATCACATTACATCGAACATGAAGTTAGAATTGTTTGATCCTTCTACAGGTATAACTATTGACCAATACGTTGGACCTGAAGATATCCATAGAATTGATTATCGTTTAAAGACTGATGCAGCCCTAATAAACTTCAACGCTACTAGAACTCGTAGAACCATAACTCAGCGGTTCATGACTGAACATGATTTGCAGAAGAATATGAGCAATTTACGTACATCCAAAGCTATGCCAATCATTTACCGTGATGACTCTTTTATAAAGAAAGAATTTCTTCCGATGATTCCTATTATACCAGATTTAGAAGTCATTGAACAAGATCGTCTGATGGGCGTTAATCTATATGTTGAGTTAGGTGAATCTGGTTCGTTATTTACACACGATAATACCATGCTTAATGGTTCAATTTTAGGTTTGTTAACATCTAGAAATGTCTTAAATAATCAAGCTTTTATTGGTGTGATCTCTCGTGAAGAGATAGAACATACTCTCAAAAAATTTAATGTCAAAGATAAAATTGTTGTAAATCCTTTAGAGACTACTCTTGACCCTGAACATACAGCCCATACTATTTTCAATTATAATCAAGTAATCAAAAGATCACCTTATCCAACTCAATCAATCTCAAAAACAAAAGGATATAAACCTACTCCTTTGTTTGGTCTATTTCCCGTTGAATCAGAACCTGCAATTCAAGATGAATCTGATCCTAGATGGAACAAAACTAGACATTTTCTAGAAGTCTCACTCAATAAAACATCTGGTGCTCATTTCGCAAGGTTTGATAAGAACGAAGAACGGTGGATGAAAGATTTTTATGAAGCTATTTTACTTAAGTTTATTCCGAATATTGATAAAGTTCAGTTATATTCGACTCAAGAATCTATCATGGGGGTTAGAATCCCTGGATCCACTTCAATGGACCTAAGCACCTGCGCCGGCTTACCTTACAAATTAAATCGTGGAGTTGTTGGCAAAACTCCTTTTATTAGTAAGGATTACCGTGGAACATGGAACATACAAGAAATAGTCTATCACGAAGTTGCTAGATATGAGTCATCTTACATTCAAGGAATTGTTCCCCAAAACGTTAAATTAGAGTTTCGTAAGAAGGAACTCGTAGGTCCAAATAAAATTCTCACTCCTAAAACTCGCACTGTTGGTATGGGCAATATGATTCATCAAATCATATTTATGAAACTATTTAAAGATTTGCATACAATGATCAAAAAAGTTTGGGCAGATGGTGGTTCTATGCCATTTGCTTTGGGTGTAAATCCAAACTCCGACCATTGGAATCAAATAGCTACTCATCTACGATATCATGATTACATGGTAGATATGGACGTAAAAGCTTGGGAGGAGAAAATTTCTCAACGACTTCTATTCATGTGCGATGAAGTAGAACTCAAAATTATCAAAAATTCATATAAATTTAGGAACGAAATATTTCCTATGGAATCATTCAACATTGCTTACGGTTTATCAGCCGACTATACTCAAAGCGATGTTGCATTTGAAGATTTCATCTATGAAAAACCCAGCGGACTTTTGTCTGGTCATCCTGGAACATTTATGCGCAATTCAGCTGTTCACACAATGATTATTGGTTTAGCAGCCCGTAAGATATTGTTGCGTAAAAATGCCCAACTAGCCTCGACTCCATTCATCATCGAAAATGTCCGCTTTATTCTTGCTGCCGATGATGTTATCATCGCTATTTCACCTCAAGCAAGAAAATACATAACAATCGACGAACTCGTCAAAGCCTATAATGAAATAGGATTTGAAGTTACCGCTGCTGACAAAGGCGCCGAAATTGTTCCAAAGAAAATTGAAGAAGTCCAATTTTTGAAACATCGTTTCATAGAATTGCCATCTACCGAGGGTCAACCTCGCAAATTCAAATGTTCTCCAAATCTGTCTATAATCTATCAACTTGTGAATTGGTATTCAACTGAATCAACCCTAAACAAAGAACAACAAATAGTCAGTAACATCAATGATGCTCTTAACCTCGCTTGGCAGCGAGGCAAAGAAGAGTATGACCGCATAAGAGATGCCATTAATATGGCCTGTCAACGTCTCAAAATGAATTATGTGGATACTTTGAGCTTCGAAGCACGCCGTGAATTGATCTATCATAACATGGCGGAAGAAAAACGTGCCTTTTATTCTGGCACCCCCCAAATTGACGAATCCGATTCTGATTATGTGGAGATTTAGGTTATTTTTCCTATATACTAATCCCCATTTTTAGTTTTTAAGTTCTCGCTTTGATTTTTACTTTAATAAGTCATAACCGTTTTCTTTCAATTTCTACACTTATCATATTTAATATGACAATAGTCACGTGGAATCTCACACGCACAACGAGATATAATTTATATCATTTCAAGCAATGATCCCTTAAATGTGCGCAAGCATGCTTGGAATAGATACGTGGATTCTCACACGCATAACGAGAAATTAAATTAAGTGTATTCAGCCAGCGACAGGATAATCTCCTGGATCGTATTTATCC